TTCCAAATCTAGCATCGCTTGATATCGTTGCCTGGCTAACAGTCTCTGATGATGCCATGAAGCTAAACCCAGACCGTCTATTCTTGAGGTAGCATATACCGTAACATCTACTGTCGGCCTTACAGGCTTCCCAAAAAATGTAGAATAATCTGTTAGATTCCCTGAACTCTGCGGCCCCAACATCAATCTTGGTCCACTGCAAGTACATGTAGTGAGAACCAGTAATGTAAATAGGGGTACCATTATTATAGAACGAAAACCCTTCTTCTCTAGCTTTAAATTCATTCTCTATATAGTTATACCATTGTTCTTTAAAATTGTCAGGATAGTTATTCCAATCAAAAACACTTTTAATTTTACTAAGTGCTTTAGGGTATTCAAATTTTTCCCAGTATTGTTCAGCTTTTACATTACTTCTTTTATAAGCTTTGCTTATTATTGGTAACCCAATCCTAAAGCCTTGTATATCATATATTGCACCTACTGTACCGTTTTTACTTATAACTACTAAATCATATTCTTTATTATAGCCATACTTAAAACTTTTTAATCTATTTAGCCTTTTTAAAGTATTAGGCCTTATGTGATCATCTACAATTGAATAAAGTGTTTGTTGATACATTATTTAGATCTGCTTTCAGCAAAGCCACCAAACTTATTAGCTTGCTTTGTATTATCTTCTAACATTTTTTCTTCTTGCTCTATTCGGCTTAGTATTTCAAACGCATCAAATATTGCTAGTTTTTTAGTTGCAGCAGCGTTTTTAAGTCTGTCTGCAGATATGTCATCGCCTGAATCTACAATTGCTTCTTTAGCTACTTTAATTAATTCCTCAACTGCTAACTGCCCAGCCTGGATTATATTCAACTTCGTCTCCTTTGTGTTCATATTTAATAACAATATCATTTGATTTCATACAGTATAAGCGCTCGTTGTCTATTATAAACTCCCACTCACCATTTGGTGTAAACCCTACTAGGTCACCAGAGCTAATATCAAGCTCATTTAAAGAGCTATTGTCATACTTTAGTATACCAATAAGATCTTGTTCTTTATCTTGCTTTAAATAGTCTTTATTTAAAATAGGTTTAACAAAGCATCTATCTCCAAAAGAGTTCCATTCTTTGTTTTGTTTATATAAATAAATTTCATCTATTTGACAAAAATACAAATTATCTTTAAAATATTTACTACTATTTTTTTCTTTACCTCTTATATCGTAATATCTTCTAAAAATATTGTGATGTATTATTATTTCATCACCTACTTTTATGGGAGTTTTATATGCTAAGGGTATTGAAATTACTTTAGCTTTTTTATTTATAAATTTAAAAGATTCTATACTAGAATTTACTATTAGATTTTTATTACCTATTTTTAAAGTGTTATTATATCTTTCTCCTATTGGTTCAACAATAAAATCATATACACTATTCATATTCTAAATTATATTCAACGGATACAGCCATGTTAGAATTAAACTTCTTCCATGGCAATACCTCGTTATTTTTTTTAATAAAAATATTATAAGACTTATCAGTATCTTCAAATATGATATAAGCTATTTTATGTCCCCCATAGACTTCTTGCCCAACGGAGTAGTGCATGGCATCATTTTTATAATCAGAACCAATGCTGATCTTTCTTATAATACTAGACATTTTATTCTTTTACTTCTTCAGAAGTTTTAATTTCAGTATACTCACCTGTTTCCAAGTCAATGCTAATTGCACCGTATTCTTTTTCTAACTCCTTTTTATATTCTTCCATTTGTTGGCTTATGCCAGCATATTCGTGTAACAATACATGCTTTTGATTTTCAACAAACCCGACGTCTCTTAAAAGATTAGCCATTGATGTTTGCTGTTCTTTAACTTTAGCAAGTTGTTCTTCTGTTACTTTGTTTTTTTCTACTTTTTTCATTTGATTAAATTTAATTGATTATAAAATATTTTTACCTTAATACTAATAGATTTGTTGCTGTAGTAGCAGCGTCAGTTACATAAATTTTTCTTGCCAATATTGGTACAAAAGTGTGAGCACCTAAGTTTTGTATAACTACAAAGTCCCCAGGCTGATTAGCAGAAAGCTCTACTTTTAAATTATAATTAGCATTACCATTTGCTGAGCCATAAACTGCAAAGCTTTCATTGTCAGGAGCTGTAAAATTACCATCTACATCTAAAGGAGTCGTAAAGTCTCCAGCAACTGTTGTAACTGTAATATTACCTGTTACAGTAGTTAATCCGAACGCAGCATTTAAAGTTGCAGCATCAAAAATTATTGTTTGAGGAGCTGTACCAGAATTAATAATACTTGAAGATACAACTTCAATTGCACTTACATCCCCATTTCCATCAGTAGTAATTTGATATGTAGACCCAGTGTTTACGCCTGATGTTGAATATAATGCAGAACCAATATATGTTCCTCCGCTTGCATATACCATTCTTGTTGTGCTAGCCGTTAGGGTTTGAGCTGTATCATCTACAATTTGCCCAATAGGAATACCTGTAGCAGAGCTTCCTGGCACTTTTAATGTTCCTGCTGCAAATAAATCAACAGCAAGATTAGCAAAATCTCTACTTACTCCGTATTGTATCATTTTTTTATTTTTTAAATTATTTTGTTTTATCTTTTATTTTTTCAAAAGTACGTAAACCTCCAAGGCCTAGCATACCTAGTAGTACAGTCATTAAATGCTCCATTTGTAATGCTGGAGGAGCGTCAGTTGTTTTTGTAATCCAAATAAATAAATCTCTTATAACAAAGTTGTAAGCTAATGCAACTCCGCATATCCAACCTATAAAAGGTCTCCAGCCTGCAACAAATAATGTTCTATGTCCGGCTTCAATTTCATTTATTTTAGTTTGTAATTCAATGATTTCATTAGGATCTAATTCTTTACCCTTAATAGCTTCACGAATTTCCCATGCTAAATTACCTGCCGCAGATTTTTTATTATCTCCGCCTTTTAAAAGACCTAGTAGTAATTTCCACATAATTAAGCTTTATCGTAAGCTTCTTTTTCCCAAGGAAGATTTTTTGCTCCCTCTTGCATTTTGCTTCTTGGATAAGTTTTGTTTTTCCAATAAACGTTTTTATCATCGTAATCTAAATCACCTCTTTTAAATTGGTCTATATGTACCATTTCGTGATCTATAACTTTTTCTTTATCTTTTGGTTTTATATTAATATCAACTAATATAGAACCATTATTATTAGCTTTGCCTAAAACCATACCTCCTAAGTCTACACTATATATAGGTGTGCTATCATTATTGTAAGGTGGAGTGTTTAGTTTAAACGCCATAAGGGAATTTTTTATTTAAAGCTTCTTTTCTTTTTTGACAACCACAAGGTTTCTTTAAACTTTTAGAAATTGAACCAACAACACTTTTAATTCCTGTTGCGGTAGTTATTTTTTCAATCGTATCTCCTAGTCCTGTTGCTTTCATATGATTAAAATTATATACCCCCTGCATAAACAGGAGGCATATTAGTTAATAATTAGGCAGTATAAGTAACTGTGTTTACAAATATTTGTAAGTTAGTAGTTAAAGGCCCTTGTCCTGGAGCTGGTACACCACCTGTTTGATCTTTTCCAAAAGATACAGAAGCTTTTACACCACCTGGATTAGCAGTTAAAGCTCTGTTTACAGTTTGAAGTGTTGGAGTTCCAGCGGTAATTAATGGTACACCAGCTGCTCCTGCGTTAGATGTTGAAAGTAAAAATGCAATTTGTGAAGTTGCGGTATTTTTTAATTCTACAGTTAATACTCCCGTTCCAGTAACATAAGTTAGTGCACTGATTTGATCTACGTTTACTAAATACTCTCCTTCTGTTGTTGGAGCTCCCGTGTTAGTAACGTTAAATGATAAAAATTTAGCCATTGTGTTTGTGTTTGTAATTGTGATTGTTTTTGTTTGCTAGGGTTTATACAGTCCTATCTGTTTTATTTACTTACTTTAGAAGCATTAACTCTACCTTTAAGTCTTTCAGCTCTTTTTTCTAATCTTTTAGCTGTTGCTCTTGTAGACTTTGCACTAGTTTGTTTTGCGCCTGTGTCAGCTGATTTAGCTTTTGTAGGATCTATGCTTTTAATTGTTTTGTTTGTTTTAGCTTTTTCATTTGCAGCTTTACTTTGTGTTTTTTTCAAGCGAGCTTCTTGCCTTGACATTCCCCCTTTTATATTTGCTCTTTTTTCTTTTCTAATATCTTTATTAGATTTTATTTTAGCTGCGGGTTTTTTATTAGAAGATTTTTTATAAGCAGAGTCAACAGATCCATCTTCTAAATATTTTGTGTCTTTAGAAACTATTTTTTTTGATTTGTTTTTATAAGCAGAGTCAACAGATCCATCTTCTAAATATTTTGTACCTCTGTAAGTATTTTTTCCTGTTTTATCAACGCCTGGACCCTCGTTAACTTTTTCTGTGTTAGTTTTAGAACTTCCTTTAGCATTACCACCTTCCATTTTAGAGCCAGGCACTTTTCCGCCTTTTAATTGTCTTTTAGCCTCTGTAGTATATTCAGCTTGAGATAAATTACCATAGGTTTTCATATCTCTTTTTGCATAAGCATCTTTAAAACTTCTCCCCCCTTTTGGCGGTGGTGGTGGTGGAGTATTAGAACCACCTGATATTGTTGTTTTAACCTGACTTGCTAAATTTCCTATTTTTGTTATTTTATTTCCTAATTTTGAATCAGTATTGGGGCTAAGACTTCCAGAATTAGTATTGGGACTAAGACTTCCAGAATTAGTACTTACGCTATTTTTTACAGCTTCTCCCTGGGGCGGTTTACCAGGATTTCTTCTATTCCAATCAGCTCTATTTCTTATTTTTCTTGCCTTCGTAACTTCTGGGGTAAAATAACCTCCGGTTACAGCATCAAATAGTCTACCAGGTGCTGCTCTAATCTTTGCAGCCCTCTCGCTATGTGCTGTGTTTTCAGCTTTTATTCTTGCTCCGTATTCAGTTAATCCACCTGATAATGTTGTATTAATCTTACTTGCATCTGTTGCTTCGATTTTATTCTTTAATTTTCCTCCAACTCCTGTAACACCGTCTATGTTTAATGGAGATTTTAGCATTGGTATGCCCTTTTGTTTATATCCTAGTTTGTTCATAATTGTATATATTAATAACCTGTTGCTTTGTCCATACCCTTTTGCATCATCGTCGCTGTATCCATTACTCCTGTGCCTAAAGATTGACCAGCAGCATCTCCTTGCTCAATGTTTACCATTGTATTATCTTTTAAATCAGCTTGCTCTTGTCCCATAGCATTTGGATCTCCCATCATACTTATTCCTTGTGAAAATCTTGGATGATTACCACTGTAGCTTCCAGCATAACCCTTTCTGTCGGCAATGTCATTTTTTAAATAATTGATTTCTTGTTCTTCGCTGTAATCTGGCATAATTTCTGTGTTTTTGTTGTTGTTATTGTTATTGTTTTATTAGCAGTTCCATTTTTTTAAAGCTAAGGCTTTTCGAGTTGGTTTTCCATTAGGTTTTTTCATAGGCCCTTTTACACCACTCATTCTTGCACAAAACGACTTGCGTCTTTTAGCTGCTTTACTCCCAGGCTTTAACTTAGAAGGCTTTGTTGTTACAGCCGTTTTAAGTTTACTACCAGGATTATCTCTACGATATTTTGCAACACCTGCAGCCGTCATACCTCCCTTTTTACTATAGTACTTTTTAGACTTTTTCCTTGAAGGGGCATTGCTCCTTTTAAGAAGAGGTGATTCGTTTTGTATATAAGCCATTACTTTTTTATTTTAATCCACTTACTTAATGTATAACCGATTGTAACAACTAACAGAATTACTTTTAACCAAACTTCTAAGTTTGTCATAGTTACAACGCCTACAGCTCCATTTAGTGCTATAAGCTTAATATCATTTATTTCCATATCTTACATAGAACCTTTAGCAAGTTGCGTAATAGGTCCTGCTTTATAAGCACAGCTTGCTTTTTTAAGCTGCATACCTGTAATTCCTGAACTTGATCCTCTACCCATAGGAAAACCCATTGTGTTTAATGGTCCATCCCAAAGAGCATTAGCGCCTACAACGCCTGCTTCTGCTTTTACTACTGCTGGTGATTTCATTTTTTTTTGTTTTTGGTTATCTGTGTTTGTCTTTGTTTACATTGTTGATTGATGTTTTTAATACTGTATCGGTATATGTTCTACCTAGCATTATAACATTTCTTCTTTCACTGGTTGGTATATCTTCTTGACCAAGCATTATTCTGTATATTCTATTTATTAACTGCTTACCTTTAAAAGACATCTTATATAAATTATACTTTTGAGTAGTATGATTTCTTTTACGCCAAACTTTAATCCAGTCTTCTTGTAATAATCTATTCCATCTTCTGTTATCCCAGCTATAAGAATATGCACCCATTTTAAAATCTATTTTGCTAAATATATCTATGCAATCTAAATATATCAGAAGTTCTATATCAGCACTGGTTAAGTTATTGTTCTTAGCTGCCCATTGTCGTATTATTCGATAATGTTTAACTAAGTTCATTTCTTTTAAATCCTTAGCTTCTAATCTTCTCATACTACTATAACAACATCTTGAAGCTTTATAACCTGATAAATAGTTTTATCTATTTCCACGTTGTGTCCAGCTGAGCTGTCATAATAAATATTATCTGATTCTTTAATACCTACTACTTCAGAACCTATTGATATTACTTCTGCTTTATTGTACCTTAAATCTTCTCTTTGATTTTCAGAAACTAGCAAACCACCTTTGGTGGATGAAGTACCCTGTTTTTCTTTACTTATGATTAAGTTTCTACCTATTGCCTTCATTAATTCTTAAATTATTAATTATACAATCAGTAGATAAAATAGTTGTTGCAACAGAGGCTGCATTTTTAAGTGCGGCTTTTGTTACTAGTAAAGGATCGATTATTCCGGCTTTAACCATCTTAACCGATTTACCCGTTATCACATCTAGTCCCCATCCTTTCTTTTCAGAATGTGCTTCACTAATATTAGCGTTGTCTAAGATAATGTGATAGGGAGCTTTAATAGCCTCCAGGAGGATACTTTCAGCTTTATCTTTAGGTTTGATAAACATAGCAGCGTTTAAAAGTGCCACACCACCACCGGCTACAATACCTTCTTTAATAGCGGCTTTAGTAGCACAGATAGCATCTTCTACTCTATCAGTTTTTTCTTTTAATTCTATACTTGAATCTGCACCTACTTTTACAGTAGCAATCTTAGCAGATAGTCTAGCTAGTCTTTTTTCTAGCCTTATAACTTCAGGAGCAGTATTACTTTTATTTAAATCTTCTTTTATAGTAACTATAATGTCTGCTACTTCATCAGTTATTTTTTCAAATTTAAAAATAGTTTCAGTGTCATTAGTTATAGACTTAAGACATGTCCCTAAGTGTTCCGGTAATATCATATCCATATCATCACCTAAATCTTCGTTGATAATTGTCGCACCGGTCAGTAATGCTAAATCAGTTAGCATATCTTTTTTTGTTATACCATATGTTGGTGCATTTATAACATTTACTTTTACAATATTTTTTATTTTATTCATAGCTAAAGTAGAAATTACTTTAGGGTCTAAATCAGCAATAATAAGTAATGCTTTATTATTTTTAATTGCATGCTCTAATATATTCTGTATTTTTCTTACATTCTCAACTGGTGATTCAATAAGTAAAACCAAAGGATTATTTAATTCAGCAACTCTTGTTTCTGCTTTAGTAATAAAGTGAGAGTTTGTTAATCCTTTTTCATATTGCATTCCTTCTATTAATTCAGAAGTTGTTTTAGATAACTCTGTAGCTTCCATCATTACAACACCAGTTTCATCAACCGATCTAAAGGCTTCAGCTATAACAGCACCTAGTACTTTATCATTATTTGTAGAAATGCTAGCAACTTGATCTATCATTTGACCAGTTACTTTTATTGAGTTTGTTTCTAGATAATCTATTACTTTATTAACAGCATTATCAATACCTTCTTTTAAACTCCTAGCGCCAAGCTCCTCCAATTCAGGATAAGCTTGCGTTAAGATTGAGTGTGCTAGCACTGTAGCAGTAGTGGTTCCATCACCTGCTTCTTTCACAGTTTTTCTAGCAGCTTCCTTTAAAAGCGTAGCACCCATATTTTCTATTGGATCTAATAACACTATTGAATCCGCAACGGTTACACCGTCTTTGGTTATAATAGGATTACCTCCTCCGTCTTCTAAAATTACACGTTTACCGCTAGCACCAAGTGTGGAACTAACGGCTTTCGTGAGTTTGTTTATACCTTCAAATAGTTGATCTTTTGCTTCGTAACCGAAACTAAGATTCTTGACAATCGCGT